CTTCACCCACCTGCATGTCAGCAATCGATGCCAAGCGTTTGCCCGCATCCACCACAAAACCAAGCAACGAGAACAGCGTCTGGCTCGGTTCTTTGTACGGCAACGGCAACAACGACGCCGTCAACTCCGCACCACCCGCATCAATGTCACGCCATTCGCCCGGCTGAATCGGATTATCGCTATCTGCGATACGCGCACCCTTCGCTTTGAAGCCCGCAGGCAGATTCGAGAGCGTTCCCGCATCCAACAACTGCCGCATCGCCATCGTAGCCGTCTTCGACAAGCCACCAATCAGATGCACAAAGCCCAAACCATACGCGCCCAGACCCTCAACCAGCACGTAATGCACAAACGCAGGGATGCGAAGCTTTAAATCGTCGTCCTCTTCCCAATTTCGACGCACACCGACCACGCGACCGCTGACTTCTTCAATCGTAATCAAGAACGGCAGCTTAATTCCCGTCGGCTCACCATCCTCATCGACATCTTCAAAGCCCGGCACGTCATAATCAACGTGCATCTCAAGCAAAAACATCTCTTCGGCTTCGTCAGATGGCGTTAAACCCGTCTGTTTGTCTATCGCCTGCGAAATATCGCTCGCTGTCGGGTCAAAAGCCTCTGCTTGCAAGTCCAAATCAAGGTACTCACCCGCCAAAACACGCTTCTTAAACTCGTTCGTGGACATCGCCACACGATGCGTGACCCGTGAGCATTGGCTCATGACACTTGAGCCGTAATACGGGATGTACAAATCGTCCGCCAAGACCAATTTGGACACCATCCGACCCAAATAACGGTCGTAATACACCTTCTTGAACACCGATCCACCATAACCAAGGTAGAAAAGCGCCTGATCAAACTCCGGTGTGTACTCCTCCATCACCGTCGTTAGCTGGTAATTCATGAAATCTTGCACACGCGAGGCCTGCTGCGCCTTGTCCAAGGTCTCCTTACCCACAATCTGCGTCCTAACAGGACCACTGGACGGCATCAACTCCTTCATCGCCTGTGCTTGGAACTGCACAATCGCCTCAGTTAACATCGGATGCACTGCCCCCGCCGCACCACGGAAAGGCTTGGTCCGCTCTTCAAGCTTCAAGCCCAACAGATCAAGGCCCTTGGAGTACATCGTCTCCCAGTCCGACCGCGATGACTTGTCCGCCTCGTACAACGCCTGCAATGTCTGCGACATTTCCGACAGATCGTCCGCGCTAATAACCTCGGCTAAGTTGTCATAGAAGTCCACTTCCGCAGCTTCGTCCTCGCCCATCTCAATCGTGGCCCCACCATCCTCTTCCAAGATGATTTCGATTTCAGGCATGCCTGCCGCTTCAATCTCCACGGACAAGGGCTTTTCGTTTTCCCCGAGCTTATCTACTGGCATGGTTATTCCTCACCCTTGTTTTTGTACTGCATGTAGTTTTTGAACTCGTCGCCCCAGTTGACCTCTACACGATCCTCTTCTTTCAAAGTCTCTCCTGTGCGACTGTTTCTGTACGTGGTGGATCTGATTTCTCTTGGACCTAGTGTCTCAAATAACTGCAACACTGCGCGCTTTTCTTCCGCTGTAGGCTCACTGTTGAACTTCGATCTGACTTCCTTAATCATCAAGCCGTCTTCGTCCGTGAACTTCGTCTCAACCGTCACCTGTGGTACGCCCTTCTCATTACGCAAAGAGAAGATGCGCGCGAGTCCCGAGTTAAAGGCTTTTTTGCCACCTAGGTTGTAATCGTCTTTGGTCTTATAGCCACCAATCGAATGCCGCATCGCTGCCCCTTCTAGCTCCACTGCATCAGGCGACATAATACGCACCCACTTCTGATTCTTGTCAATCTCGTAGACAGGCTGGGTTCCGTCAAAATAAATCTCTTTAGGAACCGCCTTACCGTCTCGCGCCTTCTCCAACATTAACCCGCGATCACGCTTTAGACGCATGTTCTGCGCCCCCTTGACCACCGCTTCAGGGAACGTCATGCGCTCAAGGTCTCTAAGGGGTATCGATGCAATGCCCTCGGCCAGATTGTTAGGCTTCAGGAAGTCCATGCTTGGGGTAGTTGCAAGGTCGTAGATCGGCTGCTCTTTGGTCGCCGAATACAAAAGGGACTGTATTCCCTTATCCGTATCGCCCACTCCGCGTACATACGACTCTCGCATGTCCGGGGGCAACGCTTCCATCCCCTGCAACAGTTCGCCTAACTTCTTGCGGGGCTCTGAATAGGTAGTCTCTGCCATTTGCTGCGCAGTATTCGTTGCAGGATAAACTGGATTAATTAAATCCTCTGGCACCCCTTCAGCAAGCAGTCGCTCACGTTGCGCTGTCTGCATACGGTTACCTATTACATAGGAAGGGTCCGTCGCCCCTGCTGGGACATAGCCCTGTGTGCTTAGATGTGTTGCTTCATCGTAAAAGCGCTCAAGGTCCTTAATCGCATTCGGATTGCCCGCGCGCGCTGCGTCCAACAGGTAATCCCTGAACCGCTCTTGATCCGAGCCGTACAACGGCATCCGACCTTCAATCACTGCCAGACGTAATGGATCCTCTGCCGTGCCATACACCGAAGTCAGATACTTACGTCCCTTGGTACGAATAAAGTCCGCCACCGCCTTAGCGTCCCGGCCTGCCAGATTCTCCGCCCCAGTCAACCCTTTAACGACGCGGTCTAAATACGTATCTACGCCCGATCCCATACCCTCAGGATAAAACGCTCCACCCTTGGTCTTGACCGCGTACATCGGAGCGGCACCCGCCTGTGCAAGCAACGGCTCCCAACTACGCCCGGTCCGTGGACCAAGGCGCTCTAACATCTTCGCAGCACCTTTTTCAACACCCTTGCCCGTCATCGTCGCTGCTTTACTCACGGTTCCCGCAGGAATCGCCAAAGGAAGATACGTACCCAACTCTTCAAAGCCCTTGGCTTCCTTCGTGGGCTTGGTCAAACGACCCGGCATGTAATCCCGCAAGACCTCTTCCGTCGTCGCCAGTTTGCGCGTCTTGTCGCTCTCTCTAAAGATCGACTCGATATCGCCAAAGGTTCCGGGGATCGTGGCTACAGAGCCCCGTATTCTCGATTCAAGATTCGACAAGCCCTCGCCCGTGATGTTCCTCAACAACCTCGCCGCGTCCGATACAACACTCGACGCACTCGGGCCCTTGGCCTTGAACGCCGCACGAGTGTCCGCTGTAATCGGTCCGCTGTCCGGAATCTCGCCGTAGATCGGTGATCCTTGAGCCTTGTTTACCGCCCCACCCTTGTTGAACTTCTGCAGGGGGACAGTGTTGGCCTCACTGCCCCCCGATAACTTTTTTAGTAAGGCCCTCGACTGACTCTCCAACATCTCGCCCTCGGGCGGAGAGCCCATCGCTCGTTTTACAGGGTCAGGCAAAGAATTGTCCACTGCCGCTTGACGATCTTCCAAGGCCTTGCTCAACTTGCCCTGTTCCGCTTCAAGTGCCTCGTCCAACTGCGAAACATAGCCAGTCAACCCCGCCGCTGCCGCAGCATCTCTTGTATTGGTCAACTGCCTCACCGAGGTCTCCAAACCGCCTACGATCCCTTTGAACGCCGCCATCGTATTCGACACCTTGAACGTCGGCGATAACTTCGGTGGGGTATACGCTTTCGCCAAAGTCGGACTGGACAATAGCCGGTCTGCTGCAGTCGCTGCAGTGCTTACCGGCTTGGCTATCAGCATGTCGTAGTCCGCCTTCTGCGGCGTCACTACCTCTGCAAGATAGTTTTTGACGAACGGATTCTCCCTGCCATACGCACTCGCCAAGTTCTCATACACGGCCACCGCCGCGTCATACTCAGCTTTTTGCGTATTGATTTGGGCTGCAAAAGGTGTGGGAACGGCACCCTTGGCAGACGTTTCTGGAAGCTTGTATTGCAGCCCCTCTAATGACACGGAAGTAAGCTCAGGCCCCAATCTACTTCCCGTTAACCGAGCCGTCTGCACTCGTTGACGATACTGCTCCGGTGTCTCAAACGCTCCACCTACGCCTGTGAAATATTTATTTACGAGCCCTTGGTCCGTAATGGCTTGGCGTAAATCCGCCTCCTTCTGTACAAGAAGCGGCCTCAACGCTGTCGCTGTTTCAATGTCGCCACTGGCTATCGCATTGTTAAACTCAGTGCGAATAGCCGTTGCATCATCCTGCTGACGCTTCACGATCCCTGTAAAGGTTTGCCCTAACTGCGCCTTATTGCCCAAGCCCACCAACTGATCCGGGGTCAACGAGGTATACGTCGTGTACTTGTAACCCCCCGGCGTCATGTTCGCAGGTGCTGCAGGTGCTGGGGCAGGAGCGCCATCGGACCCCGGAGCGCCGGGTATATCTACGTAAGGACTCGTCTGCAAGGGCCCCTTGTACGTCTCCAGTCCACCATACGTTGCACTCGGCTCGTACCGCACAAGAGGAGGCTGCGCCTTCTGCAACTCCTCTTTCGTCAACAGTGTCGGCTTGGTAAACGTCTGTACAGTCGGTGTAAACGTCGGCGTTGTGTACGTCGGTGTCGCTGCCAATGCCGCTGGATTGATCTGCTCAAACAACGACCGCGCCGTCGATGTCGGGGCCGTCGACGGCTGAGACAAAGTAGGCTGCGCACCCAACCCCGTAAGCGGAGCAGGCGTCGGCGTCATTATGCTCGGGCCCGTGGGCGGCGCAGCAACAGGCTGGAATGTCGGGATGTTGATCTGCGATGGAACGGACGCTGACGCAGGAGCCGTGGTCGGTGTCGCAAGCTTCTCGACCGGCGCACCCGCCGCATTCACCTGCTTGCTAATGTCCAACAGCTCAGGGAACGGCGTCTTCTGTACTTCACCGCCCTCAGCAAAACTCTGCAGCATCTGCGCTGCTCTACCCGGCTTAGGCATGCGCGTCAAAATTGCCTGCGCTTCCTCTACCTCACCACCCTGAGCAAAATACTGAAGGCTCGGCTGCTCATCGTCCTCCATGTCCTCGCCCACGGGACCGCCTTCGGAAAATCCCACAAGATCATCATAGCCCTCGGAGGCATTGTCCTCATCGATAAAGCTATTTAAGGCGTTAAAGTCCATGGCGTACCTTTAGCAAGGTTAAACTTGAGGGATTCTAGAGCTAATAATACTCATACACAAGCGCATCGCTTCCCTCCTCCTCGACATCGTCCGTCTCCAAGGTCACAAAGTTGCCCTGCCTAAAGCGCATCATGGCCTGTGTTGTCGAATCGACCATGTCGTCGTTATCGCCATTCGGGAATGCCGCACACTCCTCAATCAGCTCCTCCGCCCACTCCGTCTCAGGTGCCCAGACCATCCGGCTCTCGAACAACGGAGCCACCGCATGCGCCCTGCTTATCTTGTCCTGACCCGCGCGCCGTCCACCGGGGTTGTACATCGTCACCGGTATGCCCACGCGCCGCAGTTCCTGCTGCAATGTCACGCCCGTGGCCTTGGCCTCGATCAAGACGTTGTCAGGATTCCAATAGCTGTACTGCTCCTTGGCAATACGCTTTAACTCCGGGAAGTCCCACCGGCCCTTCACCACGTCCAACAAAATAATGTTCGGCCCCGAGTCCGCGTTCGGCACAAACACGCCCCACGTCGTAATCACAGAGAAGTCCGCCGTCTCTTTCTTGCTGTACGCCGTGTCATAACTCTGAATTAAGTACTCACACTTGGGCGGCGAGTTGTGCTCCCAACGCTGCCACCACTCGCGCTTTAATATCGCACCCTCTTCCGCCGTCGGCTGCTGCTGCCACTGCGCCTGCCACTTGCGAAGGCCAATCGACATCTTGACCTTCTCTAACTCCTCAAGCTTCCAGTACTCCGGCCACAACGGCGCATTGTTCGGCAGAATCGCCGGGAACTCCAATATCTCCCACTGGTCCGACTTCAACTGGCCCTGCTGCTTCAATAACCTCCCCGACAGATCATCGGTCCGCCAACGGGTGTTGATGATGATAATCGCGCCATCCGGCTGCAAACGCTGACGAGGACCCGACGTATACCACTCCCACGTGCCCTCCATCGCGGTGTCCGACAAAGCATCCTGTTCGTCCAAGATGTCGTCCAAGATAACCACGTTACCGCCACGGCCCGTCATCGCGCCGCCTTTACCAATGAAGAACGCCTCCCCACCAGCGTTCGTGTCCCACCGGCCCGCCGCCTTGCTGTCAGCCGAGAGCATGAACTCAGGGAACAACTCCCGGTACTTCTCGTCCGCCACAAGGTTTCGAATCATCCGGCCAAAACGCTGCGCTAACTCCGCCGTGTGCGAACCGACAATGAGTTTCGAATCAGGCTTCTTGCCCATCAGGTACGC